CTTCTATTACTACGGGGTACTCTAATGTTTCTATAGGATACAGTGCTTTAGGTGGACAATCAGGGCATACTACTATTGCTATTGGCCATTCTGCTGTTTCTGGTGGTTCTTACACAGGTAACAACAATGTTGGTATTGGTTATGGCGCACTCAGTGCTGCAACTAGTGCATATAATAGCGTAGCAATAGGTACAGAGGCTTTAGACGATATTACTACAGGGAACAGCAACACTGCTGTAGGTTTTCATGCTGGTACAACACTAACTACCGGAACACAAAATGTTATGCTTGGTAGATACGCAATGCGATATAGTACAATCGCAGGAAACAACACTGCTATTGGCACAAATGCAATGCGTAACATGTCTACAGGAACGCATAACATTGGAATAGGCTCAAGCGTTGCTTCTAGTGCTGCAATTACTGGCAGCAACAATGTACTCTTAGGATATCAAACTGCTCATAAAATAACTAGCGGCAGTCATAACATTATGGCAGGAAACCTAGCTGGTTTTGACTTAGAAGCTGGCTCATACAATGTGTTTTTAGGTTACAATTCTGGTTCAGATATAACATCAGGCTCAGACAATATTGCTATTGGGCGCAATGCATTAGCTGATATAACTACTGGCGGTAATATGGTTGCTATTGGGCAAAATGCATTAGGTGATGCAACAACTAGTACAGCTAGTATGGTTGCTATTGGCTACAGCGCAGGAAATTTTAATGCCTACGGCCTCTATAACGTTTCCATAGGCCAAACTGCAGGGACAAGATTTGGCCAAAATGGCAGCAATAACGTAGCCATTGGTAGAGAAGCGATGGGTTCAAACTCGCAGTCAGGGTATACGAACAGCTATAACGTAGTTGTTGGTTCTTATGCTATGCGAGCCCCAGGAGCGTCAGGCAGCGCATCCCATAATACGATATTAGGTTACTACGCTGGAACTGCAATAACATCAGGAGATGGTAATACAATAACTGGTTCCAATGCTGGAATGCGCATTACAACAGGTGGTTACAACGTAGGAACAGGCTCTGAGGCTTTAGCCTATGTTACTACAGCGGATAACAATGTTGCTATAGGTAATATGGCTGGGAAACAGATTACTACAGGTTCAGAAAACGTTGCAATTGGCTATCAAGCTTTAGATGCTCTGACCACTGGTACTGGTATTGTAGCTGTTGGTAGAAGTGCTGGTGGTGCTTATACAGGTTCAAACAATTTTGTCGCTATTGGACAATATTGTTTTCCTACTAGTGGAGGTATGAGTGAATCAGTAGGAATTGGTTATGGAGTTGGTTGGGGAATGACTTCTGGCGGCGCTAACGTTCTTATAGGTTTTTCTACAGCAATAGCAAACACAGGCGGCGGCTCTAATACATATGTAGGATATCGTGTTTCAGGTAATGCTAACGTTGCAGGGACTGGAAGTAACAACGTAGGAATAGGTTATAACGCTTTATACAACCAAACAAGCGGGTATACTAACACAGCAGTTGGCGTAAATGCTGGAAATAGCCTTACAACAGGCTCAAACAATACTATTATTGGATATGATGCAGATGCTACATCTGCAACAGTGAATAATGAAATTACGTTAGGTAATAGTAGTATTTCTGTTCTCCGTTGCGCAACTCAATCAATTAATGCATTATCTGATGCCCGTGATAAAACAAACATAGCATCACTACAAGCTGGGCTTAATTTTGTAGAACACTTAAATCCAGTATCGTTTACTTGGAACATGCGTGATGGTGGAAAAGTTGGTATAGAAGACACTGGCTTTATTGCCCAAGATTTACAGCAAGTACAGCAAGATACTGGAGTAAATATCCCCGGATTAGTCTATGATGAAAATCCAGAAAAACTAGAAGCCTCTTATGGTAGATTAATTCCAGTGTTAGTTCAGGCAATTAAAGACTTGTCTGCTAAAGTAAATGAGCTTGAGGCACAAATTAAATAAGGAGAATATCTAATGACTGAAGAAAATACAATTACAGCCGAAGAAATTGCACAGCACTATAGTGCATGTATGGATAGCGTAAACTTAATCAACGCAGTTATTGCTACGCCTGATGATTACACAGATGATGAAACTGTTTTGCAACGTAATGTAGAACACTTAGAAATCATGGTGCCACAAACTTATTGGACAACAGAAGATATGACACCTCTCAATGCTGCGATTACCGCTGGCAATGCTGCCATAGCAGGCTAAATAAAAAGTGAGTAGATAAATGAAACTAGAGCAGTCTGTAACCCCTGAACTTCGTGTGGCACTAGAACTAGAAGCACACGAAAAAGAATGTGCAGTGCGTTACGCTGCTGTAGGTGAGAAACTAGAAGCACTAGACAAACGCATGTGGCGTTTAGAAGCAATGATAATGGGTAGCACTATAATGGTAGTAGCTATGGTGGTTACAGTATTTATGGGAATTAATTAATATGGCAACACTTACAACAAATCCAGAAGATGAAGTTGGTATAAATCCCCCACCTCCTCCAGGAACTGGTGATAACCCAAGAGCTATTGATGAGTATATGGGTGAACAGGCTGTCAACCCCCTTATGCCACTACAGGGGATATACCAACCTGGCAAACAAACCGTCGGCACAAATGAAATTATTAAGTCTGATTCAGGGCAGGTTACAGGCACAATTCCTACGCCTACAACTCTTGCAGAAATTACACAAGCAGCTGGTCCTGTAGTAACCCCAGCCGCTGGCTATGATGCAGAAACTATAACTGACTCAGTTACAGGAGTTGACGTAACTAAGGGCGTTGTTTCAGACGATGCGCAAGTAAAAGAACAACAAGGTAGTATCACTGAGAAAGCAAAAGCTGCACAAGGAGACCTTAGAGGAACTATAGACCCTTTAACTGGTCGTATGGTAAGCACAGAAGAAGAAGCCGTCGCTGCAACAGCTAATAAAGCATTCCTAGATACGTATAACGCAGAACAATCTGGCTTCGTAAGTGACGCGCAAGGTGCTACTATGCAAGTAACACCTGATATGACCGTAGAAGGTCAGTTAGCTCGCCTATCTCAACAGTTTGCAGGTGGTCAAGTTCCTTCATGGGCAGCAGGAGCACTTCGTACCGCTAACGCACAGATGGCGGCTCGTGGCCTTTCAGCCTCATCTATGGCAGGTGCCGCAGTTACACAGGCAGCTATGGAAGCAGCCATTCCAATAGCCACACAAGATTCACAGACATATTATAAAACTGCAATGCAGATTATGTCTAACGAGCAGCAAGCTATGCTCGCGAATACTCAGAATAATATGAATGTTGACTTAGCTAATACGTCAAATCGCCAGCAAATGGCCTTGGCTAAAATGCAAGTTAACGCGTCTTTAGCAGGACAAGAACTCAGCAACCAACAACAGGTTAACATCCTCAACGCTGAAAAATATTCTGAGGCAGCAAATATGACGTTCACACAAGAACAACAACGCGTATTTGCAAACTCTAAGATGGTGGAAACACTTAATCTTAATAATCTGTCCAACCTACAAACCGCCGCTATGGCTAATGCGGCTAGTCTGGCACAGATGGATATGGCGAATCTTAGTGCTCGTCAACAAGCGGCGGTGCAAAATGCACAATCGTTTATGCAAATGGATATGGCTAACCTATCCAATACACAACAAGGAGCAGTCTTAGAGCAACAAGCAAGACAACAAGCATTGCTTTCAGACCAAGCTTCCACTAATGCAGCAAGACAGTTCAACGCCACTTCACAAAATCAAGTTGACCAATTCTTTGCTAGCCTTGCTCAGGATATTAATAAGTATAATGCTACAGCGGCTAACGCCTCTAACCAGTTTAATGCTGGGCAATCTAACGCTATGCAGCAATTTGCTTCAACTATGGCTAACCAAAGAGAGCAGTTTAATGCAGTTAATGCTTTATCTATTGAGCAAAGTAATGTACAATGGCGTCGTGAAGTTAATACTGCAAACACAGCTACGCAGAATGCAGCTAATCAAGCAAATGCTGCAAACTACCTAGCCATTTCAAATACAGCAATGAATAACATATGGCAACAGTTTCGTGATGAAGCTGATTATGCATATTCATCTGCAGAAAATGCATCAGACAGAACCTTTAACATGGCTATGGCAGTTCTAGAAGCTGATGTAAATAGAGAAAATCAAGAAAAATACCTAGACCAAGCCACGGCTTCATCAATTGGCAGTTTTTTGACTACCATCGGTGTAAGCTATTTACAAGCAAAAAATCCAAAATAAACGTAGGAGTGTACAATGAGTTTTTTAGCAAATTTTGGAGCTGCTTTAGCAGTAAATTTACTAGGGGGCAAAGGAGGTCGCGCACAAGCTACACCTGCACAGCAAGTCCCACAGTTAAATCTTGGTGGTTACAAACGTGCTGTTGGTCGGCGTGGTTCTCAAGCCACTAAGTCTCGAGCAGCGCCGGTACAAATGGCGCCGGGAGTAAACGCAGACTCCATTGCTAAAATGGCATTATCTAGAATGCTACGTGAAACAAAGGATAAAGTTGCACAAGCTAAAGCTACGAAGGCATAAACATGATTGAATTATCTGAAAACCTAACACTACCATCTGGAAAAGAAAAGTCACGTTTTGATGTGGCTATTCCTGGGCAGTCCTTGACTAAAGAGCCTAAGTCGTATCCGTGGGAGAGCCCCGCTATGTTCACGACTAATGATGAAGTTATGGAATTCTATTTTGACAAGTTCGAAAATGATGACACTTTGTTTGGGCTATTTGCCATGCTGGAATCGGATATCCCCGTGACAACTATTGTTACATCAATGATTATGCACGGCTTTTCAGAAGGTATGTACACCCCAGACTTGGGTATTTTAGTAGCTGAAGAGCTTGGTATGCTTATCATGGCTATCGCTGAAGAAGCTGAAATAGATTACAAAGTTGGTGCAAAGGCTGGTGTCAGTGATTCTATTAAGAACGCAGTTAAACTAAAAGAATCAATTAAAGCTCGTGATGAAGCATTCATGCCAGCAGTCGAAGAAAAAATTGAAGAAATAAAAACTGAACGAACCGGTGGACTTATGGCTCCGGTGGCAGTTGAAGAAGAAGTTGTGGAGGAAACTGTATAATGGCATTTCTTGGTGGATTGATGAGCGGCACTACGGGTGCATTCATACGTGGTAGTTTAGATACTGCTACTGATTTAATACAAGCTAAGGCTGTTCGTGAGGAAGAGGATATCCAAGAACGCGTTCAAGGTTTTGGTGCTAAGAAACAAGCGTATGATACAGGTATAGCTGAGTACTCTAAAGAATCCAAAGAAATAGATAATATTGCACAGGTATTATCTATGCAAGATGATGACTTTCTTAAAGATGCTAGCCCTGATGAACTAAATAGTATAGCTCGTAATTTAATTACTTTATCTGGTGGCAAAGACCCTATTGATTTTTATTTAAAAAGACGAGATGATTTAAATATTAAACGCATAAAACCAAAAGTAGATGTAGCCACACCCCAAGTGACTCAAACAGATGCTGCGCTTGCTGAAGCAAACACGCAAGATAACAATGAAGAAGGCTTTACTTCATTCTTGGGTACCCTATTTGGTGGACGTAGTGAAAATTCTATTGAAGAAGCCACAATGAAAAAATTGGGTGTTACTAAACAACAGTATGATGCAGTTATGGCCGGTAAAATGCCCACTCGTGCGCCATTAAGTGCGGGAGTAACTGTAGCACCTACGGACAAACTAGAAAAAATAATTAATAAAAATTCTGAAGCAGTTGGAAAAATTGTAACCACCCAAGAATTTTTAAAAATAGATAATCTTGTGTTACCGGATAATACGACTGTTACCGGTAAACAGTTTGCAGGAAGCTTAATTAAAGCAGAACAGGCTTACGCAGAATCTGGTGAAGGGGGCGAAGCCATCATAGCTATGCAAAATTTTGCCCTTACTGCACTTCTTCCAGATGAAGCAAAAGGTATATTTAAAGATGTATTTGGACCTCAAATATCAAAGATACAAACAGCATTAGCCAGTCCCTTACTTCCTCAAAAGCAAGCTGACCGTCTTCAGAACATTAATGACCAGCTTGTTGATGCACAGCTTGCTTCTTATCAAAATACAGGAAATAATAATGCTGCATTCTTAAAAAATGTAAAGTCTTTAATAAATCAAGGTTTGGGTATTGCTCGTCTTGTCCCAAAAGAAGCGGGTAAACTTCCCCTACAAGCGCAGTTTATTGATGAAAGTATTAAAGATTTGTTAGGTAAATCAAATAGCACATCAGCTACAGCTCCGCAGCTAAAAGATGATGTTAAAGAAGAAGTATATGGGTTAAGGAGTGAGCTTAGAAAAGCACTAGAGAGTGACGATGCGCCGTCTGCCCTTACTGCCTTAGCTGCAAAAGTAAAGCATCTCAGTGCCACAGCATTTCAACCCGCATCTACTGATGATAAACCAACTGCGGCAGAGACTAACCAAAGTGCAATGTTTGACATTGTTAAGAAAATGCCCGAATTTAAAAACTACAATAACGAAGCCCTTAATAAAATTGCTTCTCAAATGATGCTCATTAATCCAAAAGGTATTTTTGATGATGATGACAATGGAACTTTTGTAATGATTCCAGCATCCCCAAATGATGACACAGGTTTACCTTCAAAACTTTACATAAAAACCATGCTGCCATCAGGCGCCACAACATCAGCAACAGGCAAACAAATTAAGGCCGATGCTGACAAAATGTCTAAAAACAACGCAGATTTTTCAAAACTAGCCCGTCTGTATAAGGGTGTTGAAGACAATCCTCTTGTGTTTACTGCTTTCGGTGCAATGACTGTAGGTGGTCAAACATACGCAGATATAGCTGGGCATCTAAGTAAAACTAGGCTAGGTACACTTTATAGGGATTATTTTAATGCTGCTGAACAGGCTGAAATACGGCGTGAGGCAATCTCTTTAGTTGGAAGTGCTAAGGACCGTTTGTTTGACGACCCCCGTTTGTCTGACCAAGATTTGAAACTTGTGTTAAAATACATTGCTGTTCTTGGAGAAGATGGTTCGGGAATGGGTACAGGTTCCACCGCAGCTTTGGCGGCTTTGCATGGTCTACAAATAGCATTATTGCGTGACAACGCAGCAAGATTGTATAGGTCAAAAGGGTTCGCAGATGCACCTGATACCATACTACCTGTAAATCATAAAGGTGGTATGTTGATGGCTGGTTCTTTCTATAAAGATGGGAAGTTTGTATCAGATGGCTCAATGGCTTCTACGCTATATCAACAAATCGCACTTGCATATGGAATACCAATTGAATCTAAAGATTCAATAGCTGCTATGTCACCACAAGAAGAATATCTTTACGGTAAAAAAGTAGATATGATTATGGCAATGACTGATGCAGCTTTAGAAGATGTAAAAACACATTACATCTACGGGAAGGCTGGAAGACCTCAGAGAGCTAATTTAATGGATATGGGCACTGTTGATGACAAAGGGGTAATGGTAATTGATGGTGTTAAGTACACTGTACAAAAACTTGAAGACGTAAGAGGTTCTGCATAATGAGTCAAAACTTGCAATCTATAGGTATAACCCCAAGAACTCCTGACGTTGTTGAAGAAACAGAAACAGACACAGGCCCATCCTACCCAATAGAGGTAAGACCTGGTGTTTTCTATGACCAATCAACAGCCGACGCTATGGGCTTTGAACAAACTCCCACTAATGGAATACTAGATGTATTTGGTAAATTCATTAGTGGTAAAATGAAGACCCCTCCATCAGAAGCATTTATAATGCCTGAAACACCAGACTATTATGAAGATATTCCTGTCATTTCTGCACCTCTACAAGCATTAGGTGAAAAGCTTGAAGATAGGTTTCCAAATCAGACACAGACAGTAACCCAAGACCAGTATAGAGCATTACAAGAAAACCAACAAAAGAATATGGATGATGCTCGTAGGGATAGACTACTTCCTCAAGCACAGGAATTTGGTGTTAGCATTGTTCCTGGCTACGACTCTACGTTAATTTCAGATTTAGTTGCAGAGAAATCAACAGCAATTAACCCAATAGATGGACAGCAACTTTTGTATCTCGCTGATACTCCAGAACAGTATGAGAATGCGCTAGGTGAAATATTTGGTGCTGATAATGTACGTATGATTGAGGATAAAGGAAAAAATTACAATTTCTTTGCTCCAAAATACTATGCCTCAGTAAAGACTGATGATGGGTGGACAGACTTTGCACCTGCTACAGTAGGCACTGCAGATTTCATTAGCCGTTATGCACCAGGATTGGGTGCAGAAACAGCCGCATATCTTCCAATAGTACCATTAGCTATGAAAGTGGGTGCAGCTGTTTCAGTTGCTACTGGCCCAGCAGCTATTGTTTTTGGTCCCCTTGCAGTGGGTTATACACTGTTTGCAGGAGCTAAAGGAGTCACAGCGGCTCGTCAGTGGCTACAAGATACATACGGATTAAATGGTGAGCAAGCTGATTCTATGCAAGGTTGGTTTGAAACTCTTACAAACGCTACAAAAGAAGTCGTTTTTCCCGAATGGTTACAAGATTCCGCCGATGATATATATATTGCAGAAAGTATATTTACACCAACTGATAATGAACCCGGCAGTACAAAGCAGGAAAAAGAACAACAAATGGCCGGATATTTTGACGCTGTAACAGGTACGGTACCGGGCTTACGCAGTATGATTAGGATTGCAAAAAGTAGACTTTTTGAGTCTGGTGCTGTAGAAAAAGTTACAAAATACGTACAATCAGGTGTGGAAACACAAGCTGCAGCAAAGCAAACTATGGGAAAAGGTATAGACGGAACTGACGACCCCCTATTCCTAGGAACTGATAATGCTTTAAATTCCTTAATTCTTCCACAAGTAGTAAAATCAAAAGTTATTGACCGTTTAACTAGCTTAGTATCTCAGAATGCTGTGAAGCTTGATGAAACCTTACGTGCACAGATGCAGTCTGTCGTTCGATATGCTGGTGCGGCTAAAGATAAAATAGGTTCTGGCGATGTAAAAGCATTCTTATCTAGTATTGAAAATATTGGAGCAAGGCTCAATTCTTATAAAAATGCTGCACCACCCGAAGTGGCGGCTATGGATAAAAGTCTATTTAAAATTGGAGAAAGCTTAGATAGCCTTGACGAAATGTTTCTTGCTATACGTGGTATGGCATCAGAAAAACAATATGCAAATGTGTTTGATAAACTAAAGAATGCTGATTACGATTTAACGGGTATTAGAGAACGCCTGTCAAGTAATCTTAGAACTATAATTCCTACAACAGATGCCGCTTCTAAACGTGGGGCAAAAGTAGAACCTGGACAAATGTCACCCGTAAAAGGTGAAATGCAGTTTGATGGGTTAATTGACGAAATTATGAGTTTAGGTACACAGCCAGGCTCTGAACTTAGGCTTTTAAATAAGGGACAAGTTAAAACAGCAATTGAAAGATTTCAAAAAGACCATCCGGAATTTAATTTTGACCCAGCAGATATAACTAGCCCTGCTGAGTTATTGCATATGTATGCAAAACGTTTCGGTGATTTAGCAGTGAATACTTTTGGTACGGGTGCACCTGGTGAGAATAAGGGCCGATATGCACAAGCAATAGGTATGAAAGATGCCATACTAGATTTAATAGGCTCTCCACGTAATATAGATGAGGAAGCCGCAAAAGCAATACGGCAAGAATTATCTGACGCAAATGCGTATAGTAAAGAGACTTTTAGGCTAACTTCGACAAAAGTTCAGAATGAAACTCGCAATGTTAGAAGGAGTTCAGAAACTCCAGAACCCGGGCAATTAGCTAAAGACATAACTTATCCAAGAGCAGAAACAACACAAACTGTACTAAACATTGCCGAGCAATCAAGGCAAGTTAAAATATTTTTAGAAGAACCTAAAAATGTACGAGAGTTGAATGAATATTTAGTTAGGAAAAGCAAAAGCCTGAATGTAGATTCTGCAGCACCTCCTGCAATTAAAGCATTTGATGACGTACAAGCCTATGTTAAAAGTCGTGTTGATGATGCTTTAAATAGAACAGCTACAGCAGATACTTCTGTACAAAAACCTGTAACAGCATTAGATGATGTGTTAGCTGAATTTCCAGACCAAACTGTACGAGATGCTCTAGGGCTGACTGATGATGTAGTAGCACAGTTGCGTGTTGATGCATCCTTGCTAGCCAAATTTAGAGACAGTGATGTTATACAAGGTGTCAGAGGTTTAGCACCGGATTCATCATTTAACGATGTGTTTACTCAAATAAATTGGGATAGTCGTGCAGAAATAAGAAAAGGCTTAAACGAGCTTGGTATGCCGGCACGAAGAGCCGCTACACCAGAAGCGCAAGCAGAAGCAAAAGAAAATTTACGTCAGGGATTGTTTAACTACATGTTATCCCCCGAAAGTGGCATTTTTACAAAATCAGCTAAATCTGGTGTACTAGAAGATTACGGTGATGACATCATAGATGGTGCCAAGCTACAAAAGCTTATAGAAGACGTTAAAGCTTCTGGAGGCAAGGATATCCTTAGTGATGTTGATTTTACAATGTTGGATATGATAGCAGAGTATTCTGCTATTGTAAAAGCACAAATAGCTGACGCTGGTTCAGCCCTTTCTGGTGCACAAATTATTGGTAATCTATTTACATTAGACCCTAGGAAATTTGCTTCAGGGATTGCACGATTGACCACACAAAATAGAATTGCAAATCTATTAGTTAGCCAAGATATGATTGATATGGCTCTGGGTCAAGGTAGAAAAATGACACGTATGGAAAAATTAAAGAACCTGTTCTTTGGGAAGAATGCATTAGGCAATTTAATATTTATGGAAGCTTACAGAGATGATGGGATGAGTACATCAGAACAGACAGATGACATGCTTTCTACACAGTCTGTACCTAATGCTAATTTACAATCCATAATGGGTATAAAACCCTAACTAATCTCTACAACATCCATATTATCAGTGCGCTGTGCCATTTTACTAGCGGCATAGCGCATTTTTTGTGCCGCCTCTTTGATAAAATTACGGCTGTCGCTACTGATTTTATAGTCATTGCTGGCTAGCACAGGTACAGCATGCTGTTCAATCATGTCATCAGACAGCTCATCCCATGTGTACTCACTGAACGAAGTATCAGCTTCCTCACCGGATATAGTAACACCGATACCTTGCTTGGTAATACTTAAGTGTACATCCAGCTCACTGTGTATTGATAGCGTCTTTATTGATGGCATTTTCATTTTCCTTGAAAGCCTTAATTACGTCAGATGAAAATAGCTTCTGTATGTTCAGAAGATACATCTGAGAGGCGTAATTGTCACCGCCCTTGACTGTTTTCTTGTAGTCAAGATTAGCGATAATTCTTTTTAGTGACTCTGTGCTAAACACAAGTGTAGCAAAAGTAGCATCACCGATACAGAGATTGTGGAACCAGTAATCTGCTTCTGTGGCAGCGATGCCACTTGGCTTACCGTAGGATTGATACTCAATAGCAATGTTACCGGTACGTGCCCACATATCTCTTTCTGATTTCACCTCAATCTTTTTATTCTGAAGCATATCAGCGATACGCTGCTCACGTACTTTTCCATACTGCAAGTCTAAGTCAAACTTCTTACGGTCTTTCTTTACTGGTTCCAGATGCTCCATTATTTCTTGCTTTTCTCTGGTTCTGGCTTTGTTTCGTTTATAGAAGCTACCAGCATGTCACTAAATGCATTTTGTGCTACACTTAGTTGGTCTAGGTCAAACCGAGCTTGTGCAATTCTGGTGTTCAAAGAAGAAACATGATTCACCATTATTTTCTGCTTATCTTCTAGTTCTTCAAAGTTGTATTCTTTACCATCAATGGTAATCATTTGTGCGTCATCTGACATTTAAGTCTCCTAAAATAATTCTAATTGGTCGCTTACTAGGTCACCTAGTATTGGTGGCCTATAGTTTGGCCCCTTCATGACTTTACCTTCGTCATTCTTGATAGCCTTACCATCAACCATTTTGCTCATGTTGGATTCATGTATCCTATCAAAAGCCCTAGATATAGGCAAGCCAAAAGTTACAGCAAAGCCTGACGCAACATACATTACGTCACCTAGTTCTTTTAATAGATTTACATGTACTTGATGTGAAACAGCTTTGGTTTCTTCAAGTTCTTTAACAGCCGTCAAGACTTCATCACGCAATTCTTTCACTTCTTCATCAATGAATGACATACGTAATATAAGTTGTTTGCTTGATAGCTCTGTATCAATGGGTTGCTCCATGGCTTTTTGAAAGCGGCTTACTTGGTTTTCCCTAGCATTCATCGTGATTGAATCCTTTTTAAATTCTGAAAGTAACTGAGGTTGTACCCTCGTTGCCATTCTTTACCTCTAAAGGAGTCCATTGAATGTGGGTTAGCAGGTATGTGGTAATAGTCTCCACGTTTTTCTGCCGCACTAAAAGCTTTACGCCCCTCGTGGTAAAACCTGTCCACTGCTTTTTTATTAGCCATTACGTCCTCACCCTGCTGAAATATCTACAATTTCACACACACCTGCGGTACACGCTAATTCACGCCCACCTGATGTAGTATCTTCTTTCTCAAAGTCCTGTAGCTTAGACCATTCTACCTTCTTAGGCATTTTAGTCAAGAACTCTTTGTATTGCACCTCATCAATGTCTTGATAGGGTGCTTGCTGGTAGGTGTGCTCACTAAAGGGTAGAAAGCTGATGCCACTAACCTCATCAAAATGCTCGTACACCCAAGCACCTACGTCCATCCATTCCGATTCCTTAACCGAAATTGTCACGCTAGGCTTATGTTCGCACCAATGGCGCTGATATGTTAGCCACAGTTCAAGCTGTTCAATGGCAGTCATAGCAGTACGTGTCACCGCACCTTGTGGTGATTTCATAGGAAAGCTAAACACTGTGGTGCTGTCAGGCTTCATTACATCAGGCTCTGCAGGGATACCCTCAGATATTAGGAACTGTGTGAGCGGGTCTTTGTTGTCACCACGCACAGTACGAATGTAATAAGGATTGTGCCTTGCATGAATGCCGCTGGCAGCGTCTGTAAGTTGGGATACAGTACCACTAGGCTTCACACATGTAACGGCTGTGGATTGCGGAATGCCCAGCTTTTTAGCGAGTGCTTCATTTGTTTGTACGGAAACATCACGTAGCATTTCAAGCGTCACTTCTAGCTTATTACCCGCTGTAGCAGTTAGTGTGCTATCCATGATGCCAGTAAGTGACACGCCAAGCAATCTTTCTTCTTCCGTATTTTTCTTCCACACATGGCGAAGATACTTAAAGTTAGTCAATGTAGACTGGAATGTACCAAGAATAGTAGCAAGACGTACCTTGTTCTTCAATACATCAATCGTATCATTCTCACGTACCACTACCTCTGACAGATTACAAAACTGGTATGGACGCAAGATAATCTCACTGCAAGGGTTGCAGCCGAAGTCATGGTTTATCTCACGCCTACCATTTTTAGCGGCTTGCTTAATTGCAGACTGGCGATTAAAGATACCGCGTTCACCTGACTTACTGTCGTACAGTGACAGCCACTCACGCATGAACGTACCCATCTCAGGCTTAGTCTTATAAGCTACTGAATTGTTAGCCAGCGCACGTTGACCCTCATTCTCCCACCATTGACCTGACTTGGCGTGTGCCATCTGGTCATCATTAAGGTTAGATAATGAAATCAATGCGCTGCGGCGTACACCGCCCACAACTACCACTTCACCAATCTTACACATGATGTCGTGACATTCGATTGGGTATAACCGGCGCCCTGCGGCACCTTTAAATTTCTGTACAACGAACTCAAACAGCTCAACCAGTGGCTGTGGGCCTGACGCCCTACCACCAAATGTCTTGAGTCTCGCACCTGCAGGGCGTACATCAGACACATCCCACTTGGGAACTTGACCTGTGTACAGCATAGCAATTAGTTCTTTAAGAGACTTTGCCCATCCAGGACGGCTGTCGCCAACCTTAATTACTGTGTCTGTTGTGTGAAACTCTTCCGCTACGATGGGTAGCTTTTCGATACAGTGGCGTTCAACAGAGAAGCCTACCCCTGTACCGCACATAAGAATGTACATTGTCTCATCAAACGCACGCGGGCTATCCACTGGCACGTAAGAACAATTGTACCCACCTACATGGCAACGGTCTAATGCAGGACCAGCAGTCATCAAGGCTCTCATGCTAGGCATAATGGCCTGACTTAGGACAGCTTCTTCTAGTTCTTTCTTCAGTGCGGGCTGTAGCTTATAACCATGTTTAAAATGCAAATGGTCAGCCATATAGTCAAAATATCTGGATACAGTCTCACTCCAAGTCTCACGACGCTGTTCGTCTTCTTTCCATCTCGCATAGCGAGACAATGCAATAAAATTCTGGTAGTCTGTAGGTAGTTGATTATTCATGTGCCATCCTCACGCTAATTTTAGCAGGTTTTATACCTTCAACATCAAACAATAAATCTTCTAAGTATTCTTTCAAAGTATCAGAAGTTTCATCAATATCAATATTAAACTCATCTAAATCAATAGATGCAGATATCGTAATGTTAGCTTTTATCTTCCTGCTCATTTTTTAGTTCCAAAATTAAACGGTCTGTATAAAACCGCGCTTTCTGCAAATCCTCAACAGACTTGCCCTTGTGACGTTCCCGCCACGTGTATTTGATATTGCTACCCTTACAGTAGCCCCTAAACTCTTCTGGAGTCAGGGCAGCTTTAATAGCCTCAATACATTCAATCCCACCCTTTTTATAATGGGGTGGGTGATTGACCATATCAACATTGTGCGCCTCTTTCATAGCTTCTTTCATAAAATCTTCGTGTCTCATATTTATCCTCAATCACAAGAGTCCATTCTAGACATGTAAGCGACGTACTTATTATCTTCTAGGGCTGTTTTAATAACTTTTGTATCGTAGCCCAATGATGGATACATTCTGTAGTACCTATCTATATCTTCTTGTAGTTCTGCAGAACTTTCGGCTTCTAACCTACGTCGAATATCTTTTGGCATTTTCTACTACCTTTATTGATTCAGCAATTTGTTGTGCGATTTGAGGGACAATGGCATTGCCTAGTCCTTTAAGTCTGTCCACCCTTTTGGGTATCCCATTAGCCACTCTACCCACATTGGGTTCAGTTGTCCACCAGTTTTGCTTTGATTGTCCGTGTGTTGCACTGCTACATCCAGTGTGTCCCACGATACCTTGCCGTTGCGTATCCTGCCACCCTGATAGCCGCCCTTGTGGTCTCTGGTTGTCGGAGTCGGCCACATCCGTACTTGGTCCGCTAGATTCGCTCCAAACTTCAGGTCTGGATTCGTCTTGCTTATCCTGCGACCCTTCTCGTCCAGTTGGCGTGGGCCGCCCGTCCCATCCGTGGTCCTTGGAGTTGCCCACATCTTCACGTATTCTGGATTCACCTGTTCCCGCAGATTGCTGGGACGCTTCCTGCCCTTCCTGTGACCCTCTTTCATTCTCTCCATGCTCTCCTTGGAGCGTAGAGGTAGATGGTCCATTGTGTTCGGTGTAGCCCACAATCCAGACTCTATCTCGCTTATGGGGTGCGCCGATGCCGCTAGCTGGAACAATAAACGTCCTTGTGGAGTAGCCTTCGGTTTCCAAGTCAAGGAGCACAGCGTCGAGTCCCAAGCTGATGTGACCATAAACGTTTTCGAAAACAACCCAAGAGGGTCTTTTGGATGCAACAATTTTGCGGATGTGCGGCCAGATGTGACGTGGGTCTTCTTTGCCTTTCCGGTTTCCCGCTTGGGAGAAGGGCTGGCAAGGGTATCCTGCTGTGAGGATATCGCAGTCTGGAACAAGGTTGTCTGGGTCATTAGCTAATTCCTTTACATCTGATTTAATAGGTACGTTATTCCAGTGCTTCTTCAATATGTTCCTGCACCATTCCTCAATATCACAGAACATTACTGGGGTTGATAATCCAGCCCACTCAAAACCAAGAGCGAACCCTCCAATACCACTACATAAATCTACGTGTCTCACTTCAGTGCTCCGTTATGCTAACATCTTTATCATCAGTGAGGCTTTCCTCACCAAGCTCTAGTACAGCTTCTGTATCTATGGTGGCTTGGAATGCCATGCCACGTGTCAACAAAGTGTAAAATATTAAATCTTCTTCATCCATATTATCTAAAGGATGATGATATATTTCAATTCCAAAACCTTCATTATCGTTATCGTGTCGCACCACAACGGCTGAATCGCCTGGATTCAAATCTACTGGGTTTTTTTCTGACATACGGCCACCTTTATGAAATGCTCTGCATCTACAACAGCAAGAGGCTTTTTGTGGTTCATTTTTACAATCAACAAAGGTTCTCCACCGGAGTCATGGCTAATTGCCTGTTCATAGTAATTGTATAGTGTAGTCATACGCTCGGCATTCTTACACTCTATGTCATAGGGAAATTGTGAATAGGCGGCAGTTGACATCTGTACGTCAACACCATTAACCCCCATAGGGGTAGACCTCACATCAAGGGACGTTACTTTTTTTAGAATACTGAGTAACTGTTCTGCTACCCAGTTTTGTAGCTTACGTCCCTTTGCTTTCGCTGACCTGACTGACATCCGTTTTTTCGGCACGGACTTCATTGATGTGCTTTGCGGAGAAGGCGCAGACTTGGCCTTCGCAGTAGAGCGTCGGGAAGGGGACGCCTTCTTTAAGCTCCGTGATGAAGTCGTAGGCTTCCGCTTCAGTTGTTTTAAAGATTTTTGCTGACGCAGTACCATCAGGTGTCCTGTACTGTATTGTCATGATTACGCCAGTAGTCTGTGATGTGGGTGTACCAGACGAACTTGGGGTTTTTGGATTTGCTTGGTAATTGCTTTCGGAACTCCAAGTTTTTCCAGCAATGTTTTTTGTAGTCGCACCATGTGCACTCAAACCCCAATACCCGATTTCCGGTTTCTTTCTTGTAGAAAGATTCTGGAGCATCAGAAAACTGTCGTTTAAACGGCTCAGTGGAGTGTGTTGCAGAAATGGATTTCTGTATTTTCTCATTTACTTCTTCCTTCTCCGTAGTAGTATCGGGGGCTTCAGTAAAAGCAATTTCTCCAGTAGATTTATTTAAAGCAATCCATCCTTTGAAAGGCTTACCAGCGCCCATACCGTAGCCAATACCCTGTGCTACGTAACCAAATGAATCCTTGTCTTTAATTCTATTAAAGCCATCAGGCGTATTGAACTTGTGTTCAAAAGCAAATGGCGATGCGGTTTTAATATCCCAAATACCATCGTCAAGTTCTACGTCATATTCACCATTGATAACTGTGTCACCAACTTGGTAAGATATTTTTGTGTGTTTGGATTTTATGTCGATGCCAGCCGCTTCCATCAATGTGAACATGGCAGCTTCCATCAAGTCTCCCATAATCATACGCATTTTAAAATCATATGATGGGGATTCTGGTTGTACGCCACTAGCTTGCATCTGTAGCTGGCAGGATGGTTTTCCCACATTACTCATACGTAATGTGAAAGCTTTATCCCTAGGAGCGAACTGTTTCTCCATAGCATCACGTGCATATTGCGCAAACCTATCAAGGGTGTGGGAAGACATTTCTGCCTCCCCACGAGCCGCCTTTGAAAGGAATGAAAGAAGGCGGCTTTGATTTACATTCATGATGCCATTGACTCCGGTATGTCATCATTAAGCACATCATCCATTGTAACAGTAGTGGCTTCTGCGTCAATTATATTTCCAGAAGAACGCAATGCAGAATCGTAATCCTTCATAACATCCTTGTTTTCAGTTTCAATATAAGAATTGAAATCTGCCAACAAATTCTGGTCATCCTCACCAAAGTCTAGGGGACCATTAGGTGATGAGAATGTCCCAACATAATAAATAACAGAGCCGTTCTTTTCCTTCTTCAAGGAAACAACCATGTCATAATAAATGAATGGCTTACGTTGGGCAGTCAATGCATCCAAGGGTACAGAGATAGGCATGAAGTTGGCACCACGTGCTTTCCAAATTATAGGCATATTCGCAACTTCGCGTTTTTCACCTTTGGCATTAACTGCATCATTGAATGTAACTTTACCAAAAAGCATACGATAACATTTGATATCCTTCTGCTTAGTAGCTTGTTCTACGGTTAGGTTATCACGCTTCGCAGATGGCACAGAACCACAACGCATAGTTCCAGTTGAATCATGGACTTCAGTTTGTGGATACAAGTTGTTTGCCATAATTGACTTCCCTACGAACTCACCTTCGGTTTGGTCATAGTGAATATACTGATAACGCTGCATAAACAATTGAAACTTAATTGTTTTAGCATATACATTTTCGCCATCCACATTAATTGTGAATGTGCCAGATGGTAATGCGTTGCCATCATCATCTTCAAAGTCACGGTTAATCTTCAACACCTTTAATGTTGAGGTGGCTTTCGATGGCATTTCTTGACCAGTTAACTGGGCAATTTGTTCGTAAGATAGATTATTATTAATAGTAGGTAATGTAGTCATTTTTGACCCTTCCTTTAGTTGAATAGAGGTTTTATCACATAGCTTGTTGGTAGTCAAGCGCAAAAGTATCCATGTCGAGCCAATTTTTTCCTACCTCGACATCGACTTCAAGTGGCACCACCCACTTGACATTGTAAAGTTCTTCAAAAGCCTTAGTCACACCAGTCATTGCGTCATATGTAATCCTAGCAACCAATGCCTCCTCACCAGGATACACGTCCAAAACTATAGAGTCGTGGACCGTATTGATGACAATAGACTTACAGCTATTATCTCTAAGTGCACGGTGCAACGAAAGCATCGCCAACGGCACCAAGCAACCACCCGCCATACCTTGTACAGGGTAGTTCTTGATGGAGGGCGCTCCCGATGCAGCACCTGAAGAAAGGCGTCTAGCATCTGGAAAAGCAAATTGCTGACCAGTGAGCAAAGTAACACTATTGTGTGAAATAGCCTCAGTCTGCAAATCTTGATGCCATTTAGCAAGCTTTGGGTATTTCTCTGTAAACGCTTGGTAGTAAGCCATCTCGCTTGGTGTGCCGGTAGACCCTCCATAGAGAGGTTTGAACGTGTGCGCTTTGGCGTCTGTTCTTTCATCCTTGGTAACTTCAGCTTCTGGCTTATTAAAGATAACTGACGCAGTATACTTGTGAACATCAACACCATCTAAAATATCCTTTATCATAGCATCATCACCGCTCATCTGCGCGGCAACACGGAACTCTAGCTGACTGTAATCAGCCTGTAAAATTGTACCGTTGTCAAACCTAGATATAACAACACGGCGCACTGGGAACGTGTTACCCCGTGGCTGGTTCTGAAAGTTAGGGTCAGATGAAGACAGGCGAGTGGTACGAGTAATACACTGGTTAAACTTGGGGTGTAGGATGCCGTTAGGCTTCACGTTACGGGCTATACCACCCACAAAGCTAGAAAGATACACCTCGACTGCGTTGAGCCGTACAGCGGCCTTTAAGAAGGTTTCTGCACTTTCGTTACCCTTGTGAACAGCGGCCTTTAACAGGCGAAGCAAAGTGGTTTTATCTGTAGAAAAACCGCTGGCAGATACATCCAGCACACCTTGTGGATTCATTGTGAGTCCACCGATTTTAGGTAGTGGCTCCTGTATGTATCCTTCTCCAGCACAAGTTCTACACTTAGTGGGTTTCTTCCATAGCTCGCCATTAACCTTAGTTTTCCAGAACTCTCCCTTACCTAAGCATTGGCGGCAATGCACAGCACGTGTTTTATATATTCTGGTAGTCATTTTTTTGACAGTGGCAGCAAACTGTGCAGTGCTCATCTGTGGACGATGCAGGGGCTTGCCCTTATCGTTCAGTCCAATATTAAATATCTCCGCCCATTTCTTTTTGTCGGTGATACGGCGTGAATAGATAAGTTCACTCATCTGTGCCGGTGATGCAAAGTTGACAGGGCGGTCGCCCATAACCTCATGGCACACATCCTCAAGCTTTATCTGTAGCTCAGAGCGTTCAATCTGGTAGTCAGAGCGAACCTTGTGAAGTTCTGTGAAGTCAATCTTGATTCCATTCTGTTCTAGCGTAGCCAACACAGGCAGGAAGTTGTTCATAAGCTTCAGGTGTTTACGAAGCGGTGCATTTCTGTCCTCAGAGTATAGCTTACGTTGTGCATAAAATAGCTCACGTGTGGACACAACATCAGCGATGCCGTATTCCTCAACAATATCCTTTGGCATCTTGTCAAAGCCTATACCACTACGGATGTACTCCTCAATCAAGTCGCCCTTCTTTAAGGATACCTTGCGTCTGGTACAGCTATCTGCCAAGCTTACGCCCCAGTTCTGGCAGCGCAATAGCAGATATTCACCAATCATGGTGTCATACACATCACCGTCATACTGAAAGCCAGACTCCCATAGCCACACCAAATCAAACTTAATGTTGTGGCCGATAAGCAGGGTAGTCTTATCTAAAGCATTCTGTACATCATTGTGAACTTCACGTGTGTCAATGGTTTCTGTGTCATGGTGAAACCAACGGAACACCGGCTCAGCATCCTCAATGGCATACTGTACGGATACAAGCTTGTTGTCCTTGTGAAACGGTGAAGGGTCGGTACGTTTAGTCTCAGGGTTCTTTTGAAACATTGTTTCAACATCAAGTGTAGTAATCATTTTTCACCTCGCAATACATAATTGTTTACAAAATGTGAAATATCATCTTTGTGCATGTACCATTTGCTACGGCCTTTTGCACGCCATTTATTTGATATTAAGCTTACTACAAATCTGTCATTGATAATTACAAGACCGGAGTTGTAATCTTCTATAGTCACATCATGCTCCAGTAACCTGATTAACTTTTCTATGCGGGCTACTTCTCTGCTTGGTGCATTACTATACTGTGACTTATTGTAATTAGCTATTTCTAAGCTTTCGGAAGCTCTTTTATTCTTCTTTAAGTCAAGAAGCAGGGCAGGTAAATCATCCTTTGTATACATCATGCTGTGTACCTACTCGTATCTGTGTCTAGGTTGCATACTATATTACCATGGAATCCGGTCAACTTGTTTTTAGATATTGTGAGATAGCGCTGTCTTTCATTATCAGAAACGTCTTGTTTGCCAATGCCAATAATCAAATCAGCTTCAGCAGCTTTACCGGTCTTACTATTCTCCATCATTGCATACGTAACTTTAGTTCTACTCTCTGCATCCGCTGAGGCTTGGCTTATGCCCACGGAACTTCAGGTATATCTGTCTTAGCTTCTCATCGGTACGGGCGAATGAACCCAGCACATCCAGCTTATCCAGTTGGTCAATGATGATGATGTCAGGCTTATGACGTTCACAGTGCTTGTTTAACCACTCAATACTGGCATCCACCTTATCAAACATGTTTAGGTTGGCGCCAATCTCTGTGAACTTTTCTTTTGCTAGTGAACGGCTATTGTATAGTTGTGCGCTATTAAACCCAGTGTACGCCGATATTGCACGTTTCATCGTACGAATAGCCGGCTCTTCATTAGTAATGATGTGGACGTTTGCGCCTTGTGCACAAAAACCATTTGGTGCAGCGGCTAACGATATATAAAAAGCTGTTTTACCTAATTCTGGCCTAGCAAATGCAATCATAAATTCACCACCACGCCCACCACGGACAACTTTAGCTAGGGATGGGATGTTAAACTCCCAACAGTTGGCGTTCTTTTCAAACTCTAGTAGCTCATCCAAGTCAGTGGTGACTGGTTGTAGTTCATCATCAGGTATGGATTTCATGTATTTTATCAGGATTGCCCTCCATCATGGCTAGTCCCATGTCAGCAATCTGCCTACCAATTTCTTGTTGCCACATGCTTTTGAGCACATCAGCTGCCACATCATCACCAATAGGTGGGTAGGCTTTTAGGTCATCAATAATCTCAGCAATCAGTTCGCGCTTAGCACGAGTAGCTGTAGGATTGTGAACCCGAAAGAGTTCACGTAATTCGTTAGCGGTTAAATCACGCTCATACTTTTCATGCCCGACAACAATTGTATCGTACAAGTCAGACAGTTCAGTTGGAAACATTGAACGCAATACGCGTGTTCTGTTTGTATCGTAAAACTCTTTACCAAGTAGGAGCTTTATCAGTTGTTGTTCTGTAGTAATTTTTTAATCTCCTGCGCATCATAATATTTCAGGTCATCATCTATTCTTATTATTGTTGTTGACACAAAGTACGATAGGTATTTTTGTAAGTCAAGTGCCTTACGAGTGGCGTCAGGGTCTAGGCACACAAATACGTGTTCATATTTACGTAGCTGTGTCAAGTCTGCATCTTTCATATTTGTTCCTAATAGCGCAACGCCAGTAGCAACAGGGGATATGGCACAGGCAGATGCAGAATCTTCAACAAGCACAGCTGTATCATGTTCACCTGCTGTGAATAGTTTTTGTGATTTACCATACCGATACCACTTTGGTATTGTTTTAGGCTTTAGGCTTCTGCCAATAGCATCGTACGTAATGCCGTTTTCTTTTACAAGAAACACAACCCTATCTTGCTTTGGGTCATACAGAATCCTGGCTCTTCCGTTTTCAAAAGCATCAATACAGTTATTTCGTTTTAGGTAATTTAAAGCACGGACATTATCTGTAAAAGGTGTGAACCATTCGGGAACTGTAAATTTTTCCGCGTCATGATAGAAAGTGATAGTATCGCGGATTTTTGACGCGATTTCTGTTTTTGAGCGTTCCATTTGCTCTGAGCCTTTTGTTTTACAGCTTGCTTTGTAGCAATTCCACAACAGCTTGCCATGTATTTTTGAAATGGTGAAGGTTCTACTTGCACAGGAGGGGCAAGCTATACGTACAGAATTTCCTTCTGTCGGTGCATTCTTTAGAATGTAGCTTTTCATAGCTTCGGTGTTCCCTATATAGTGTATCTCGGCGGGGAGTTAGCCCTTTTACCATATAGAAAAATATACGTCAATAGAAAAAAAAATAAAAAAAAGCCCCCCACCGAAGTGAGGGGCAGTTGCGCTGAGATTACATATTCCAGAAGGCATCATCCTCCCATGTAATTTTGTCATAGGCTGCGTGTTCGTTGGTGTCAACAACCATTTGAGCAATATCACTGAGGTTCATGTCGTCCTTAATGAAGGTGTATAGTACACGTTGTACTTTTTGTCCATAACTTTCTCCATTGAAGAAGCCTTCACGTGGGTCAAAAGACTCCATCTCGTCAAGGTTGTTCTGTATGCGGTCTACTCTTGACTGGGTGCGTCTGGCATCTTTTGATGGCGTAACGCTCCTTGTTGAAACCACAGACCCCTGACTCTGGTACGAACTGTTGCGTCCGCCGCCGAAGTAGCTTCTGTTTGACCGTGGTTTCGCACGAACACCTTGAAAGGGGGCTGCATAGCTTGTGGCCTCCCGCTCCACTGGCAACCCAGCCCAATCAATTTTAAGTAGTGCAGGGATGAGGTGACGTTCAAGCCACTCAAGGTCAAACCGTTCTCTAGCTGTATGCTGGGAGAAATAGCCCACTGACACGTTGGTGCATTCTGCAATCAAGGATGTGTAGTTTGCACTGTCTGTAAATGAGCCACGGTCAGATGGCGCCATCTTTTGCATCGGTGGAAAGTTGACAGACAGCTGGTCAGCCAAAGCATTGGCAAAGGTATCTGAACAACAACGCCCACCTGATTGATGTGTGATGATGTCACCGTAATCCATACGGTCAAATGCGATGCAATGCTGTACACCAGTAAAGTATTCTGGCTTGTGTTGCGACAGGTAGGTGGAACCGATGCCGCCAATTTCTTCACCGATATGGAACACGTAAAGGCCGCTGACACCTGCTTCAAGGAGCTTGCATAGAATGTAGCAACCCAGCTTGTCATCAGCACCCAGTACGCAAGCCTTGGGCTTTACAGCAGTCCTTGTGGCGTATCGTTGATGTGTATCAACCCAGCCATCGAACTGCTTCTTGGAGCCATACAGACGGCCATCCAACAGCGTGTAGAAAGGAAACGTATTACCAGCATCACGGGCTTCTTGCTTCATGTCGAGGTCGGTCACGGTGTCACCGGCAATATTCTCGTACCAAGTAACCTCAGATGGAACAGACGCATGAACATACAATTCATCGGATATGTGCAGTGTGGTAAACTCTTGGTCAATGCCGCTTTGCACGGTGTCAGTGTGGCAGCTGAACATAGTTTTGGGATTTTTACCAATCTGCACAATAAGATTACCCTTGACATCAACGTGTGGTGTGATATCTGGTTGCACCTTGGATATAAACGCAAGAAGCAACTCATTGATTTTGGATTCCTTGCCATGGGGTGACACAGTACGCAACAAGTCAAACAGCAATGGGTCGATATCTTTGCCGCGTACAGCAACAGGTATTTCTGAAACGTCAGCCACTGGGGTGACTGCTGGTAGATTTGAATATGATGTAGTCATGATACTCTCCTTAGAATAAGTCGTTGTCTGTGGGTTGTTGAAGTATAGTCACACCAGAAAACAATGGTGCATGAGGTCTTAGTAAATCACCTAGATAATCGTCAAACATAGAGTCATCAAAATTATCTGGGTTGTCACACGTTGCAATATAACGCATGACAGTAGTTGTGTCATCTACCTTCTTGGGATTGGTAGTCTCGGAGACGACAGGAAAACTGTGGAACATAAAGTAGCCATCAGTGATATTTGCAGCGAATCTTGGTGAATACTGCTCACAATACATACGCACTGGGGAAGTGTTCTTGGCATCCCATACATAGAAAGCGTGGCCAGCGTAAGTAAGACCCATGTCATCACCCCTGTTTTCATCATAGTATACAAACATATGAGACTCGACATCAGCCCATGGCACAGGATGATACACGTAACCACGAACTCTGGCGGCATTCTCGTTGCTGAAAATGCCATTGCCATGATACGCACGAACAGTATGTGTGGTGTCGAGTGTACGATGATACAAAAGGTCCGTGTCACCGGATGTCAAATACCACACAGCGTCACAGTCCTCTGCACAAGTTACTGAACAATACACATCACCTTCGACATTCCAGAGGGAATCGTTCTCAGTGTCAATCTCGTCACCACAATTGGAACACTCCGTACTTTCGTGAGCACAATAAGAACCAGCAGTACCTGAAAGGTTAGGATATTGCCAACCTTCACCTTTTGGCGCAATAATATTACGTTCACCGATACGAATGTGAAACATTGTTCTGTCGTTTGACAACTTGAGAGCCATGGAATCAAACGGCTGTGAATCAAAGTACGGCATTGGACACGCTGCATAATCATTGTACTTACCCGCAGGGATATCGAACTCTGCGGTGAAACGTACAGGTCTAGAAAGATTGTCAATATCTCTGATGTTGTGTTTCTTGAGATGATTACGTAGCTCTTCACGTGAAGCACTGCGTGATGCGTACACTCGTGAATAGTACCACTCACCATCTTTGGGATTGAGCCAGCAAATAGCTCTGGCGGTAACAACACCACTACGAGACAAGTACGCACCCATAGTAATCGGGCAATATCCGTAGAAGTCAACTGGTCTGTCAGGACGCTGCAAAGCAAAGTTGTGCTTTGAATCCATACATGATGAAGGCGTTTCCGAACTCTCGCGTGTGTACATAACCCGCATTTCTTCAGCAGTAGTAGCAAACTGAAAGTCAGCAGGTTGGTGTAGCTCAATCAAGCGAGACGCAGTATTGTCAATGAACTGTGGACACGCCAGCTTGTCACCCTTCCACAAGATAGCACGCGACAGAGCACGAGATACGGATGTCTCAGTACGAGTACCAAGCCGCTTGATGCCACGAGATATAGGCAACCATGCTTGACTTTTCTTGGGGTCAGACAAATCGTCACGGATACGCTCGTGAAGTGTCACACTGCATTTTGGAAACCATGGATTCTCGTTACGTAAGCCTACATAGGGACTTAGTAAATCCATAGTTAGATTAGGAAAACAGATGACACCGTCCTTGTTTGCATTCCAGATGACAGGGTATTGCATAGTGAAGTCCCTGCCGATGTTGTAGTAATAAGATTTTTGTGTACCATCTGGAAGCCCATGGTTACGTATCACCTCATTCAAGTCATTGAAGAACATCTCAACATACGGCGCCAATATCTGTAACTTGCGGGCAGCCGAAAGTGAGACTGGGTGCAATTCTGTAGACTGCTCCATGAACCAGTCGCGAGGTAGATGATTCTCGACTGCATATGTATGAACGTGCGTATTGATAGCACGCATAGCGTCAGCCATTTGACCAAAGTTTTCTCTAGGCATAATACCCTCCCTATGCTTTGCGTTCTAAGTATTCTACTTTGAGACCGGCGGTGCCACGCACAGCGATGAGAGAATTCTCAGGAATATCTCGGAATATGTGGGCAGTAT